GTATGGCCGCATCTTGCAGCTGATACCAACGTGATCGACGGTGACGACCTTATCCAGCCTGCGGCTGTGCTGGCGTCGAACGTCGTTCAGGAAATGGTCATCGGTCTAGGGATGCTGGAAGCGGCGATGCGGGATTGCTATCCCGGTGTTGCCACGATTCACATGCCGATTCGGCTCGCAGCCATCGCTGCTGATCACCACCTGATCGAATCGCGAGCGGGGGTCATGTACACGACCACCGTGGGTTCGCGGGTGGTCATCGGCGACTATCCGGGTACCGGACCAGACGGCACCGATCCGGACCCCGGTTCTACGTGGATGTACGCGACGGGTGCCGTGTTCTACCAGCGTGAACCCACGCCGCACACCTTCACGGCGGTTGAATCTTTCGACCGAAACGTGAACACGTTGGGCATGATCGCCGAGCGTACCTATGTCATCGGTTGGGATTGCTGCCTCATGGCAATCCTCATCCTCAATGGCGAAGACATCACACCGTAAGGGGGTAGTTACAATTAGCGTTTGCGCAAATCCCATTCGCGGAGAAATCGCCCGCTTCACGCTGCTTGACCAGTGTGGGGTACCCGTTACGGGTGATGGCTCTGCTCAGGTCACAACCGATGCGTGGACCGAGATCACGATCACGCCGAACTACGAGGACGGTACACGTCTTCTCCAGTTGAAGGCGAACGGGGAACCGTGCGTCAATGAGCAGGGTCCGTCATTCCTGAACTGGATTGATGAGGTGACGAACTTGTGCACCTTGGACGTCGACCTCATCGCGCTCGTCTTCGGTGAAGATCCGATCGTGTCCACGGCCGAAGCCGATTTCGTCGGTGTCCAGTTCGGTACCGGTCTGCTGAATGCCCGGTTCTCCAAAGAGATCTGGCAGCCCGTTGCCGGTGAGGACGCTTGCGACGCGAGTGGCCTACAGCGGTGGATTTACTGGGCGTTCCCGCACGAGTACAACGCTCGTGTTCAGGAGTTGACATTCACGAACGATATCTTCACTTTCGGTTTCGCGAGCATGAGTAAGCCCGCGTCGCCGTTGTGGGATATCGGCGATCCGTGGCTTGCCGACTCGCCTGTCAGCACGTGGGGTCCGGGTAAGCACTTCGCTTTCGCGATCACCACTGTTCAGCCTCCGGAGCCCGCTTGCGGCGCTGTGGAGATCGGCAGCTGATAGGATCGATGGGCGGGTATAGCCCATCATGCCGGGGGAGCGTTTACCTAGTCACCGGGTTACGCTCCCCCATTCTCACGCTGAAGGGAAGACGATGCAAGACCAGACGATTCCAAAGACTTTCCACTTCATATGGTTCGGCAAGCCGATGCCGCAACACCTGCGAGACAACATCATTGCATGGGCCGCGATGCACCCGGATTGGCGCATGAACTTGTGGGCCGAGAGCAACCTCCCGGAGTTGCGCAACCAAGAACTGTTCGACAATGCCGAAGACATCGTACCGTCCGACGCCGTAAACCAGTTTCGAGCCGACCTCGCGCGCTATGAACTCCTCTACGACATGGGCGGATTCTACGCGGACGTTGATACGAGGCCGCTCAAGCGCATTGACCCCGAGCTCGAAGGACACGACGTGTTCGCGGCGATGGAGGATCGCAACTGGGTGGGTAACACCTATCTGGGCTCGATTCCTGGCCACTTGATAATGCGTGAGATCATCGGAGCCATCCCCGGAAGCATCAAGCGTCACCTAGGGCACCGTCCGAACGTGCTCACTGGGCCGAAATTCTTGACGCCCATCTGGAAGCGTCGCGAGGGGTATACTGCACCTAGTGAACGGTTCTTTCCTTACCTGTATTCAGAGGTCCGCAGTGGGAAGGTACCGACGCGGTTCGGACCGGAAGTGGTTGCAGTCCACGAATGGTTTCACACCGAAAGCGTTATGGAACGACGAAGGGCAAACCGACGTGCTGTCAACCGATGAACTCGCCAAGCTAGACGGGTTGATTCCCGCCGAAGTTGGTGAACACCTCCTCAAGCTGGCATCGCGTGTGCCGGGCGATCAGGCGATCGTGGAACTTGGGTCGTACCGGGGCAAGTCCACGTGTTACCTCGCGACAGGTGCGCGACAGGGTAACGGCGCGCACGTATACGCCGTTGACGCGTGGTCCGAAGAGGTTTCGGCGTGGCGTAATAGGGTACTCGAACGATTGCCTTCCCCGCTGTACTCCGACTTCCGAGCACAGCTCTCGAAGGCCGGTTTCAGCGACGAGAGCGTAACGGCTATCAAGTCGTTGTCGACCATGGCTGGTGACCACTATGAAGGCCCCCTGGTCGGCCTTCTTTACATCGATGGCGACCATTCTATGACCGCAGCCATGGCAGATCTGCGCGCCTGGCGAGAACATCTTACCAATGATGCCCTCGTGGTCTTCGATGACTACGCCATGACGCAGAACCCTGGCGTCAAGGCCGCAGTTGCGGCGCTCTTGGATTCCGGCGAACTTGCCGATATGCAGGAAGTTGTCGCGCGTATCGCCGTGTGCAAGCTCGGCACCATTCGCGGCTCTCGGACTCCCGGGGTGACAAAGTGAAGCAGATCGAATACACCCCGGCCCGGTACTGGGATCGTCGGTACCGCGAAGGGCGCACCTCGGGCGCGGGCTCTGAAGGGGATGAAGGTGCGTACAAAGCGGATTACATCAGTCGATTCTGCAAGGAAAACTACGTCACCAGTGTGATTGATTGGGGATGTGGGGATGGGCAGGTTCTAGAGCTTATCCGATTCCCGAAGGGTATCTCATACCTCGGGGTGGATGTGTCACCTACGGTCATTGCCCGTATGCGCGAAAAGTTCGTATCCCCCTACTCGTTTGCTGTGGCTTCTGACTACCTCAGAGAAGACGCTAAACTACTGAATCGGATGCAGTACAACACTCCGCACACGTTGACGGGGCACGCTGTGAAGCGTTCTCTCGCGCTCAGCATGGATGTCCTCTTCCATCTCCCTGATGATGCTGACTACTTCGCGTATCTCGACAACCTGTTCAATAGTGCGACACAGTTCGTGATCATCTACGCCACGAACTACGCCGAAGGCCGAACGGCTCGGCATGTCTTCCGTCGTGAGTTCACGCCGGACATCGTTGAACGGTTCCCTGACTGGGAACTCACGACCGTAGAGACGCCGCTTCGCGAAGGGCTCGCGTCATTCTTCGTATACGAAAAGAAGGCATGATGCGACTCTCAGTGAAGATCATGGCGCATAAGAAGCGCGCACGTCATATCCCGCACCTCCTCGAACAACTCGGACTCACTGACGACGATGTGATCTGGGATCGCAAAAACGACAGGTGGGACACGGGTAGGCGCGCATGGGAGGCGGTTGATCAATCGGCTGACTTCGGTTGTGTGCTGCAAGATGATTCGATCGTGGCAAAAGACTTCATCGCGGGGATGGAAAAGGCACTCCTCTATCTTCCTGAAAAAGCGCTCGTCTCGCCATACATCGGCACCCGGCGTCCTGCGGCGAGCCGCGTCGAGCGGGCCGTGAACCAGGCGCGGCAAGAAAAAGTGTCGTGGGTTCGTATGCCGTCCCTCAACTGGGGCGTGGGCATCATCGCACCCACAGATATCATCAACAAGATGTTGCCATGGTGCGACAAGCAGCAATACCCGAACTACGACCGGCGCATCGGCCGTTACGCCATCGATGTGTTGGGTATCCCCACGTGGTGCACGTGGCCGTCACTGGTCGATCACCGCGATGATGACAGCCTTGTTGGACACGGGCAGGGGCGCAAAGCACACCAGTTCATCGGTGAGGACACTTCCGCGCTCGGCATCAACTGGGATACGCGCTACGTCGATCTCGGGTACCGCGTCACCGTTGGGCGCCGTTTCCCGAAACGACCTGTCGTGAACAATTTGACGCCAGCGCCGCCGGAGGAGATCTCGGGGATTCCGAATCCGCTCGTGGCCCACAACAGGCAAAAAGTCGCGAAGCCTGCGAAAACACTTCGTGTTGCGCGGTCTGGCGACGTACCGCCGAAGCGTCCGGTGTAGCGACTTACGGGCGGTACACTGAACACCACACGAGGGGGTTAGACCATGGTGGCAGTCACCGGACCATGCGAGGCATGGGACCTGGAATGCGCGACGTTCCCGGAAGGGGCAAGTCCCGCGTTGCAGGCGACTGCGGCAATGATCGCTACCGAAGTACTGTGGAACAGGACTAAGCGTCAATTCGGTCTGTGCACCGTGACGCTACGCCCGTGTCGGAAAGACTGTTTTCCCGCGTGGCCATGGATTCCTACCAACGGTTGGTACAACCTTTCCGGAAGCACGTGGCCCTTCCCGCAGCCTGCACTTGTCGGTGGTGCATGGATCAACATCGCGTGCGGAACGTGCACTTCCGGTTGCTCGTGTACCAGCGTCTCCGAGGTACGTCTTCCATATCCTGTGAACTCGATTGTTGAGGTCAAGGTTGACGGGGTAGTACTCCCTGTGACCTCCTACCGTGTCGACAACTTCAACCTGTTGGTGCGCCTCGACGGTGAAGACTGGCCGCGATGTAACGACCTGAATCTCGATGACAACCAAATCGGCACATGGTCGGTCACGGCTCGATACGGTGACGATGTTCCTGAGCTAGGTCAGCTCGCAGCGGGTCAGCTCGCAGTGGAGATTGCCAAGCGCTGCATGAACGCATCGGGGTGCGTGCTTCCTTCGGGGACCGTGCAAGAAGTGACGCGGCAGGGCGTCAAGAAGGTGTTCTTCGATTCGGAGGCGGCTTTCAAAGGTGGCATGACAGGCATGTACTGGCCTGATCTGTTCATCAAGACGTACAACCCCTCCGGCACGGGTATTGCGACGATCTTCGATATCGACGGGCCACGACCGAGGCGGGCTGGTACCTCCTGATGGTGTTCACCAACGCGAACCCGTTCGCGGGATACGAACTCGCCGAACACCTGCGAGATTGCATCGTGCCGTATCTCGAAGGCACGACGAGCGGCCTTCCGGATCGCGTGTGCATCACCACGGGGCAAATCGCGTGGGACGATTGCGAGTGCGGACAGCTCGTTGTGTCTCTTGACAGGCAATACGAATCGGCTAGTTTTCCTGTCCCGTGGAACGGATCGGAGAACGATGGGGTGCGCAAATGCGGGCCTCCTATGTTCATCTTCCAGTACACGGTGTCGATGCTCCGGTGTGCACCAACCGGTGACGATATGGGGAATCCTCCCCCGTGCTCAGAGATCGACGCAGCCGCCCGTGTCACCATCGAAGACGCATGGGCGGTTCGAGCTGGTCTCCTATGTTGTCTGTGCGCAGGCAGCACGCGCACGGATGGCGTGAAGTTGTTCGAAAGGTACACGATTGGTCAGCAGGCCGAAGTGGGTCCCATGGGTGGTTGCCAGGGATCGGCGATCACCGTGCAGATCGGTGTCCTCAACGGCGGCTACCCCTGCGATATCAGTTAGGAAGAACCGTGGCGACATCGAAAGTCCGGCACTCGACTAACTACGGGAACATTCGCGTTCTCATGACTTCCCCCTCTTCGGGAGTCGTGAGGAATCTCCGCGCTCGCGCGCTCGCCACGCAGATAGCTGCTAAGCGCCGACTCAACGCCGATCCGAGGCGCATTGACACTGGTAACCTGGTCAACTCTATCGAGATTCGGGAGTACATCCGAGCTGGTGGTATTGTTGAACGGATCGGTACTGATGTCGAGTACGCCAACTATGTGCATCAGGGTACCCGTTATATGGAAGCCAACCCGTTCCTCGTTGACGGGCTTCGGGAAGGCTTCACACAGTTCTCTTAGACAGGTGACACGCATGACGCGTAAGAGCTTTACCACCCGCAAAGACCGCATCGACTTTGACATCGATGAAGAGGTGTTCTACCTCAAGCCGAACGTTTCCGCTGGTCAAATGTTCAACGTCTCGTCTCTCAAGGGAAAGATGGACGCGGCAATGGGGGACCCGGACAGCAACGCCGGAACTGTCCTCATGAATGAACTTGGTCAGATCTTCGAAGACGAATCGTTCGCTCGGTTCGAAAAACGGTTCTGGGGCGAGTACGGACCCATCGATATCCAGACGTTCAACGAGATCATCGAATGGGTCTTTGGGGAAGCCCTGGGAAAAGACAATACCCCGAAGTCCTAGCGCTTACTGATCTGGTTCTCAGCGATAAAGTATGGCCTAGCTTCGACGGCTGGTGCGCTTCCCGAGGTATCGACCACGAGGACATGCGTTGGGATCGGTGGCTTAACCTTGTCTACTACTTCGCCACCCGCAATGCCTCAACCGAGGACAAAGACAAGTTCGATGCGGTGCTTGCCGAGAGAGTGACTGAGTGGAACATGAAGAAAGCCAAACCTGTCATCGCGCAAGCGATCGCAACGCCGAAGGATGCGAAGCCGGAACGCAGGCGCCCGCCAAAACCGGCATGGTATGGCGACGACAAGACGAACACCTTCAACTCTAAGGCAGCCTTCGCCACGCTTACGGCACCGGGAGTGAGCGGTAAGAAACGCGGGAAATAAGCGGTACAATGTGAGCGCAGCTAACGGGGGTTGAGGTGCGGTAATGGCGGGTCCGCTCGATGAAGCGTTCGTAGAGATCACTGCTGAACTTGACACGAGTCAAGTGCAGCGGGCAGCCCGCACTGCCAGTCGTACTGTCGAGCGCTCCCTTACCCAAGGCGTCGAGCGGGCCGAAAGGTCGATTGCCCGTGGTAGTGGCCGCATCGGCTCGCAGGCGGGTTCGGATTTCGGCGACGGATTCGGGTCTGGACTGAGCGAA